GATGCGGACACGGACGTGCAGGCCGCCGCTCGGGGACTCGGTGACCCAGCCACCCATCATGGCGGCCCAGTCCTCCCCGAGTCCGGAGGCGTCCATCACCTCGGTGACCTCGTCGAGCAGGTCGAGCGCTCGCCCCTCGAACTCCAGCATCTCGACGTTGCCGGACACGGCGCCGTAGACGACGGCGATGCCAGCGGCCCGGCCCGGCGTGAACCACTTGTCGTGTTCGGCGGGCGTGCTGCGGTTCACCTTGTACTGGAGCCAGGACACGGCCGGCCGCTTGCTGCCGTCGGCCTTGATGGGCAGGACGCACAGGCCAGCGTCGTGCAGCTCCTGGGCGGCGGCCCGGAGATCGGTGGTCTGTGGGTCGGTCAACGGGTGCTCCCGTGGTACTTGGAAAGGTGGTAGGCCTTGATGCCGTCGACGAACGCGGCGACTCCACCCGGGCCGCGCGGGGCGGGCGCTCCGTCCTCGCCCTTCACGCGGTCGCTCGCGCAGACGGGCCCTTCCAGGCGGTGCGGGCAACCGGGGCGCAGGCACTCGTACCTGGCTCGCTGTCCGTCCAGGTCGACGAACAGGGCGCCCTCGAAGGGCTGCGGGGCAGTCATCGCTCCGCCCGGGATGTGCGGGCGGCGGCGGAGGCCTGGAAGGTGGCGGCACGCTGGACGTCCTCCTGCCGCTGTGCGATCTCCTCGCGCAGCTGCAGGACGGTGTCCGCCGGCCTCTGCCCGGCCGGGATGATGGCCAGGCCGCCGCCGTCGGCGGTCCAGATGATGACCGCGCGGGGCAGCTGGTCCTCGTCGGTGGCCCGGGACTCGTGCAGCGTGATCCGGTGCTGCGCGGCCAGGACCCGCAGCTCCTCGCGGCCGAGGGTGTACAGCACCCAGTCGAAAACCCGCTCGGGCTGGCCGGTGATGCGGATCAGGTCGCCGATCGCGTCGAGGCACTCGCGCACGTCGCGGCTGGCGGTCAGCGTGGCGGCCTCGATGCTGGCCAGCGCGGCCTGGGGCGTGGTGGGCGGCATGGGTGCCGTGGGAAGCTCAGACATGAGCGGACCCCGTCCTTCTTACTTGCTGGTGGGTGCGGGCTGCTCGACAGGCGCCCCCGGCTGGACCCCGGGGGCGTCGTTGGTGATGGCCGCTGCCGACTGGACCTCGGCGGCGACAAACTCGGAGAGGCCCAGGTAGGCCAGGAGGTCGGCCTTGCGGACGCGGAAGGCGCGCCCGAACCGGACGACCTCGATGGGGAATTCGCCCTCTCGGATGAGCTGGTAGCCGAGCGTCTCGCCGATGTTCAAGGCGGCGAACGCCTCCAGGGCGCTGGGCATCGCGGGCAGGGCAGCGACCTGCGCCGGGGTCAGGGGGGCCGCGGTCGTCATGCGACCACCTGCTGCGCGGGCTGTGCGGGGATGAGGGTCCGGCCGGCGCGTTCCATCGGTATGAAAAGGACCAGAAGGTCCACGCCGAGCCGGGCGGCGATCTTCTTGGCCTTGTCCTCGGGGACGCTCAGCTGCGTGCCGGACATGAGGCCGCCGATGGTTCCGGTGGCGACGCCAGCGGCGGCGGCCAGTTCGCGGACGGTGATGGACTCACCAGTTCCGGTGCGCTCCATGAGCATCTTGAGTCGGTCGCCGCTGACGACCGCGTACATGGTGGGCGGGGAATCGCTCACGTTCACCTCACGGGACGTTCTGTTCATCGCGCTGAATCGCGATGCGCCGAGCATTCCACGGCCTGAACGATTTGTCCAGCAACCTGAACGAGTGAAGCCTGTGCTGGTAATCGGCCAATTACTCAGAGCGACCTAGCGTGATCGCCTGTAGTGCTGAACAATCCGTTCAGTACGCGTGATGAATGAATCGACTGACCTGCCCGTATGTCCCAGCGAGCAGGGAGTCCCCTGAACACCCGCCGATCCCTTTGACCACAGGAGTGGCAGGATGAGCCCCATGGCCCCCACCGACACGCCAGCGAGTGCTACCGCACAGGACCCTGAACGCCGCACGCAGTTTGCGGACTTGATCCGCAAGCGTCGTGCCGAGCTGAATAAGGGTCTGAACGCCTTCGCGGAGAAGGCCATCGATCCCGTCTCGGGGGTGCGGGTGACGCGGGGGTGGATCTACCGCCTGGAGACTGGCGAGCCGGTTACGCCGCCCGTATATGAGGAGTTGTGCGCTCTCGCGACGGCCTGCGAGCTTCCCGTGGAGACACTCCAGGACGCTGCGGGCAGCCAGTTCCACGGGGTGGATCCGCTGGTCGGCGGCTCGGCGGAGGCGAAGGCGTACGTGAGGAAGTTGGACCAACTCCCGCCGGACCAGAGGGACCGGCTCCTGCGGCTGATCGACACGCTAACCCCTCCAAGTGCCCGGGATTGAAGGACGCATTCCCCCGTGCATCACACCGGGTGACAGCTGTGAACGGGCTGTAGACGCCTGTTACCGGTGGTGCGATCATGTGCCCACACCTTTGGCAGAAAGGGTGCTGGTCCAGTGCGAAAATCGAACGCATGAGCGGGAGATGGGGGCGGTGGCATGCAGCAGGCGCGCGGCCGGGTTTGGTTCTTCTTCAGCGATGACCTGCCGCCCGATGGGGACCTGATGGTCCCCATCGTGAACGAGTACGGGCTGGGCATCGGTGTGGTACCGAACAGGGGAGTGGATCAGGAAGTCCTCGACGAGCTGAACAGGGTCTCGGACCATGTATTGGGGGTGGGGATCGCGCGCCTGAATGTGGGTCCGCGACTCCTGGCCTCCTGAGCGAAAGGAGCGATCATGCCGTCAGCACGCCGGGCAGGCAGCATCTACCGACGCTGCGAGTGCCGCGGCGAGGGCGGCAAGCTGCTGGGCAACGCCTGCCCACAGCTGAAGAAGAAGAGCCACGGCGCGGTCGGTCTCCGCCAGGAGCTACCACCCGACGCCGAAGGTAAGCGGCGGATCTTCCGGCGCACCGGATACCGGTCAGTGACCGAGGCCCAGGGCGACCTCTCCCGCCTCCAGGCCATCCTGGCACTGCCGGGCGATGACCCAGATGAGCAGCGGCGCGTTGGGGATCTGCTCGCCAACGTGGCGAAGCAGCGCGCCGACATCCCCGATGTGGCCGAAGTCCAGCGACGCCTGGGTGTAGGCATCCCGCTGGACGGTAAGGCCACCGTGGGGGAGTGGCTCGACACGTGGCTGGCCAGCAAGAAGATCAGCCCCACGACGCGGCGCAGCTACGCCTCCCACGTGCGCACACACTTGAAGCCTCGGCTGGGACACCACCGGCTCGACAGGTTGTCCGTCGGCCACGTGCAGGAGATGTTCGACGCCATCGCCGACGAGAGTGACACGATCCGCGCCGAGAACCAGGCCCGCCGGGAGCAGGAGGCACGAGCCACCTGGACCAGACCTGGCCGCCCGCCGGCCGCCGAACGGGAACGCCTGGCCGCCGAACGCGAGGTTCTGGCCAGGATGCCGCCATACCGACGCACGAACGGTCCCGCAACGCGGCATTCGATCCGGCGGACGCTGCGGACCGCGCTGAACGCCGCCATCGGACGCCAATTGATCACTTTCAACGCGGCCAAGTTCGCCGAGCTGGGTTCCAGCGCGCGTCCCAAGGGGCAGCTGTGGACCGACGAGCGGGTGGCCCGCTGGCGGGAGACGGGGGTGAAACCGTCACCGGTCATGGTGTGGACACCGGCGCAGCTCGGGCAGTTCCTCGACGCCGCCGTAGATTCCTGGCTGTACGCCCTCTACCACCTGATCGCCCACCACGGCCTGCGCCGAGGGGAGGGCGTCGGCGCCGACTGGGCCAACGCGCACCTGGATGCCCAGCCGCCACGTCTCGACGTCCTGACCGAGATCGTGGTGGACGGGTGGGAGCCGCTGGAGAAGGCACCGAAGACCGACTCCAGCATGGCCAGCGTGATGCTCGACAGAGAGACCGTGGCCGTACTGAGGGAGCACCGGGCCCGCCAGGAAGAGCAGCGGGCTGCGCGGTTGGCGGCCGGCCAGCCCTGGGCGGATACCGGCAAGATCTTCACGACAGATGACGGCGGCTGGGTGCACCCCGACATCGTGTCCAAGGAGTTCAAGCGGATCGTGGCGGCGGCCGATCTGCCGCCCATCAACCTGCGAGACCTCCGGCACGGAGCGGCCGCTCTGGTGAAGGCCGGCGGCGGGGACATCCACGACGCGAAGACCAAGCTGCGGCACTCCACGATCACCTTGACGAGCGACACATACATGGAGCTGTTCACCGAGTACGAGCAGGAGCTGACGGAGCGAGCGGCGGCCGCCGTGCCGCGGGCCCGGCGCGGGCGTGGAACGGCCCCTGGCGCGGGCGCTGTACCGCATCAGGGGCCGGGTGCACCGCAGCCAGCAGGCGCGGATGCTGATGACCCCACGGTACGGGCCAGCACTGACAACGGGTAGGTGTCGGCGTAGAATCGAGGGACGGGTAAAGGGCCTCTGACCTGCGGGTCGGAGGCCCTTCCTGCTGGCCCCGTGCTGGCCCGAAAGCCGCGTAAGAGCGCGATACGAGACGGTACGAGGCACGACGGGGAGCACCCGATGAACGTCCGCTAAACGCCGCTGACCTGCACAGAACGGGGCGACGAGCGGTCGCACGGCACGAGACGGTACGAGCCGCCATGAGTGCTCATCAGACTTTTAATCCATTGGTTGTGGGTTCGAGTCCCACAGGGCCTACACGAAGGACCCCAGCTCACGCGGGAAGTGAGCTGGGGTCCTGTCCGTTTTGAGCGGGTGTCATGATCGCGTGCTGGCCCGTAGCTGGCCCGAGAGATTCCCAGCAACGAACGCGGGCGGCCACCCAGAGGGTGACCGCCCGGCCCGCCTTCGTGTCCTCTCCAGGACCTCGGCCCCAGCACGTTGGCGGGTCTGTGGCCGCCGGTGACGGCGGCAGTCCAGAGATTTACCACCGATGGTAAAGACTCCCAGTCAAGATCCAATCACGGTGGACGGGTGCCGCTCGACCCCGTGCCTGACTGGGCACTCGCCCGACAGCAGGTCGTCGGCGAGCGCATCCGCGCCCGTCGCCGGGCCGCTGGCCTGTCGCAGGTGCAGCTGGGGGAGCTGACCGGGCGGGACCACAAGACGATCCATCGATACGAGGTGGGCAAGACCAGCCCCACGCTGCTGGACCTCCTGCTGATCGCCCACGCCGTCGGTGTGCCGCTCGCGGATCTCGTTGGGTGAGCGGCCCGTCCCCGACGGGGGCACGGGGGCGGGCCGCTCGGTCCCGCTACCGGCCCGGCCGGCGTACTGCGGGCCGGGAGCGGGAGTCAGTGGGTGCAGCGGCGTATGCGCACGTTGCAGTCGGACACCGTGGTCCAGTCGCCCGCACCGCGGGCGGCGGTGCGCTCGCGTGCCAAGCGCTGGCACTGCGCGCAACCGGGCGCGGGATCCGGAGCAGGGAGAGGGGCGCCGAGGTACGGCGGGGGCGACATCACCTTCGGCGGCTCGGTCAGCGGCTCGGTCACAGGAAGTCCTTCCGTCGGCGATCCGCGAGCGACAGCCTGTGAAGGGCCCGTGCATCCGGGCAGTCGCCCTGCTGCCTGCAGCGCCCGCACGTCGTGACGTGTACGCCGTACACCCGGGCGGCCTCCCGCCCGGTGCAGTCCAGGCAGGCGCGTGGATGCCAGCGGTGCAGGGCGCCATCACCGGTGCTGAGCCGCGGCCCGAGGTCGACGGTCGGGGGCTGGTCGCACCAGACGCAGACCGTGCCGGCGGCCTGCTCGCTCCGGACGCGGTCCGGGCGGGGAACGGGCAGCAGCTCCGGCGCCCTGATGAACCCGGGGTGCATCACCGGTCCGCGAACGGGGTGAGCCCGTACACCTGGCGGCAGGGCCCGCAGGCGTACTGCACGGCGCCCGTACCGGGGCCGCTGCCCTGCTCGATGACCTCGATCAGCCGCACCCCGTCGGCGAAGCGCTGGTGCCAGCTGCAGAAGCCGTAGCCCGTGGCGTCCTCCGGCGGGGGGCTGTCGCCTGCGCGGGCGGACTGCGTAGTCTCTGTCATGTCGTCGCTCCCTTGAAGCGTCGGCCATGCCCCCGGCCGGTCGCACGGCGCGGGGGTTCTGTATTTCCGCGATCGTCGTGCGCCTCGCTGGGACGTAGGAACCTCCCACAACCACCACTTCAGGACGTCCTGCGTGCGGTAGAACGTCCCTACGGACACAGGGAGGGCAGATGGCGAACGAACGCCTACGCGCCGCAATGGCCGCTGGTGGCTGGACGAACGACGCTCTCGCGCAGAAGGTCGGCATAGACCCCAAGTCGGTGGAGCGGTGGGTGAACAAGGGCCGCACGCCGCGCCGGGCCGCCGCCCTGCTCGCGGCAGAGCTTCTCGGCGAGGACATCCACGCCCTGTGGCCGGCGCTGCGGCAGCCGAGGAAGGCCCGCACCATCAGCCCGGAGCTGGTGTCGATGCACCCGCGGCGCGCGGATCTGCCGATAGCGTCCTACGCCGAACTGTTCGCCCAGGCGCGCGAGCGGCTCGACGTCCTCGTGTACGCCGGGGTGTTCCTGCACGAGGGCTACCCGCGGCTGACCGAGCTGCTGGAAGAACGGGCCGCCGCAGGGTGCGCGATCCGGATCGCGGTCGGGGACGCCGACAGCGAGCAGGTGCAGCAGCGCGGCAGGGAGGAGCGGTTCGGGCACGGCATCGAGTCGCGGTGCCGTCTCGCCCTGATGCACTACCGGCCGCTCCTGGCCGTGCCCGGCGTCGAGGTCCGCGTCCACGCGACGACGCTGTACAACTCGATCTATCGGGCAGACGATCAGATGCTGGTCAACGGGCACGTGTTCGGCGTCAACGCCTACGGAGCGCCTGTATGGCACCTGCGCCGCGCCGAGGACGGCGGCTTGTTCGATACTTACGCAGCCAGCTTCAACGCCGTGTGGGCGACGGCCCGACCTGTGGAGGGATAGCGCATGTCGCGCCGTACCGAGTACTACGACGACCCGAAGGCGCCCACGCCGAACAGTCTCGTCGTGGCGGCCTCCGCCGTCGTCACTGACGATCAGGGCCGCATCCTGCTCCAGCGGCGCCGGGACAACGACCTGTGGGCTCTCCCGGGCGGCGGCATGGATATGACGGACTCCCTGCCTGGTGCGGCGGTGCGGGAGGTGAAGGAGGAGACCGGCTTGGACGTGGAGGTGACCGGGCTGGTCGGCACGTACACCGACCCGCGGCATGTCATCGCCTACTCGGACGGGGAGGTCCGCCGGCAGTTCAACGTGTGCTTCCGCGCTCGGGTGGTCGGCGGCCAGTTGGCCATCTCGGACGAGTCGACCGAGCTGCGATGGGTGGACCCGTCGGAGCTGGAGCAGCTGCCGATGCACCACACGCAGCGGCTGCGACTGCAGCACGCCACCGAGCACCGGTCGACGCCGTACCTGGGGTAGCCCGGGCATGACGAAGTGCCCCCGTCCTCCCCATACGCGGGGAGGACGGGGGCACATGTGTTGGGGGGACTCCCGGGCCGGCCTCCCACCACGGGGCCGGTCCGGGCTCTACAGCCCCACGTCGTGGAGGAACGGCCGAGCTTCCTCTGGCACCGGTTGCGGAGGCGGTGGCGGCTCCAGCTGGGCCTGCCGCATGTAGGTGACCAGGGAGCGCGCCCACCCGGCGATGTACCGGAGGGCGAACTCCTGGGCCGTGATCCGCTCACGGTCGCGCTGGGATGCTGCCTTCTGCTCGGCGAGTTCGGTCTTCAACTCGCCCACGTTGGTGCGCAGCTCGGTGACGATGGTGGTGAAGTCGTCGCGACGCTGCTGGCCGCGCGGCTGGCGCCGGCCGATGACGGCTGTCACGACGCCGCCGATGGCGGTGACGACGGCGACAGCGAGGGCGCTGACGGCGGTGAGCATCTCAGGTCTCACGGGGCGGCTCCGATCGTGCCGGGGGTGGCTCGTCCCAGCCGATCGCGACAAGGCAGACGGCTCCGAACGCGCCGAAGATCATTGCGACGACCCACCCGCGAGGGCTCTCACCGAGTGGCCACCAGGAGAGCAGATAGGCCATGGCCCACGGGGTGGCGATGAGCCACACCGCGAGGTACCCGGGCCAGTCGTGCGGCTGCCGCAGCCAGGCGCAGACGACTGCGAGCACGCCCGCGGTGATCCACGCCCACCCCCACACCTGAAGGGGCGCCAGTTTCAGCAGCAGCGTCAGGCCGTGCCGGTCGCCGGTCGGCTGGACGACCTGCCCGGAGCCGTAGCCCATGGCCATGACGCCCTTGAGGGTGAGGAGTGCGCCGCGGCGGCCCAGCTGTCGGGCGAGCCGCCGGGCCGCCGCGCGCATCAGGCGCCCGCCGGGCCGCGCGGGGTGGTGATGCCCGGCCGGGTGACGGTCTCGGTGATGCCGGGCCCGTCCGTGCCGCCGCTCGTCGCGATCGCGGTGAGCACGGCGAGGGCGGCGGCGAGCCCGCCGATACCGAACGCGGCGCCCCAGTCGACGTCGAGCAGCCCGAGCCCGTCGGCGCTGACGGCGCCCAGAGTGCCCTGCGCGAAGGTGCGCACCGCACGCTCGGTGGTGGCCTTCCAGAATGCTCCGGAGGTCAGAGTCATGATGATGTCCTGTCGTGAGTTGAAGTGGGGGTCGCCCGGCGCTGGCTACTTCCGGGGGAGCTTGAGTTTCTGGCCGATGCTCAGGTCGTCGGCGTCGGCGAGCTTGTTGAGCTGGGCGACCTCGCGCCAGCGGTTGCCGTCGCCGAGCTTGGAGGCCGCGATGGACCAGAGGGTGTCTCCGCGGGCCACGGTGTAGGTGGTGGTCGCGGCGCCGGGCAGCTTCAGCGTCTGCCCGAGGGCGAGGCGGCTGGGGTCTCGCAGGTCGTTGAGGTCGACGAGCGCGGGCACCGTGGTGCCGTGCGCTCGGGCGATCGCCCATAGGGTGTCGCCGCTCCGCACGGTGTACGTGCCGCCGCTCGATGAACCGCCGCCGGTGGACGGCTTGCCGCCGAGCCGCTTGGCGATGCGGCCGCGCATCGACGTCATGGTGAAGCCGCGCGGGTCGACCTTGCCGGGCTGCCACTCCAGGTGGCCGATCACCGAGCGCTCGTCCCAGCCGTGGTGCCGGCAGAGGGCGGCCGCGGCCTTCTCGATGGCGAGCAGCTGCGCCTCGGGCCACGGGTCGCGGCCGTCGCCGAGGTTCTCGCACTCGAAGCCGTAGAAGTGCCGGTTCCCGTCGGTGTTGGTCTCGTTGTCCGCCGGGAGGGCCTTCTCCCCGATGACGGCCCGCAGCACGTCGTCGTCGCCGGATCCGGCGTGGTTGGCGCGGCCGTAGCCGACGAGGTGGACCCGGCCGTCCTTGGTGATGACGCCGTGGCACAGCGGGCCCGGCAGGCTCGCGTAGCCGGTGCGGCAGATCTCCACGGTGCGGGCGCTGCCCTGGGTGACCGTGTGGTGGATCATGACGCCGTGCACCGGCCCCCAGGGGCCCTTGTGGTTGCGGTTGTGGTGGCGCCAGTCGCCGACCTCGACGACGTCCAGGCCCTCGGCGCGCAGGGCGGCCAGGAATGCGGTCGCGGTTGCCGGTGATGCCATCACACACGCTCCGGCCGGGACCGGGTGCCGGGTTCGCTGCACCGGTGCCGGGACGCCGTCCACGGCGGCGGCTCCTGGCCGTCCGCGGGCACGCGCAGGTCGACGGTGTCGGGCGGGTTCGCCGGGAGCGTCTGCGTGACGGTCCCCGGGTGGCGGTCGCTCTCCCGTTCGTGGTTGCGGCTGGGGCCGGA